TGGGCGGCTTTTGCCGTTTCCCACCATGTCGTTGTTCAGTTGGCTGCCCGGCAGGCGGGGGTGGATGGATTGTTCACGGGCTATGCCCTTCTCGGGGATGACATTGTCATCTTCGATCCGGACGTAGCCACGGAATATCGTGATTTCATGGATTGGTTGCATGTTGATATCAACATGGACAAATCGGTCGTAGGAGCCGGTTTGGCAGAATTTGCCAAACGCGTCTTCTACGAGGGACATGAAGTCACGGGGGTCCCTTCCCGGCTCCTTCGCCTTGCAGCATTGTATCCATCAGGACTCTGAGTCCTGGTGGACGCCCTGCTGCGGAGGGGTTGGAGTTTCGGGGTGGAATCGATCCTTGCATCCCTGTCCGTGAGTACTGACATTGTCAGATACCCACGGTTGTGGCGACTGTACCTTGTGTCTCTTATGGGCCCAGGTGCTCCGTTCTCACGGCCAGCGCTGTGGGGCGGCACTTGGATGTCTCCATGGGAGGACCTTATAAGGTTCCTCTTTTCGGAGCCATCAGTGTTGATCCGGCGTCCACCGCTGCAACCTGCCGAAGGGGCTATTGTCCCTTGGGTGGATTGGAGTGGTCTGGGTATCGAGCGCGTCTTCGAGATTCGTAGAATCCGAAGAGCGCGAGAGACTTGGACACAGTGGCAGGAGTCTCTTGCTACCTCCCTTCACTCACTCTGTCTTGGGTGGGTGATTGGAGGCCAGCAAGATACGCTGGTCCCTGACTCCGTGCAGGACGTCGACCTTAGAATGGGTCGCGCCTTGCTCGAAGCAGGGCATCCAGCTGGGTCGTTAGCGACTCAGCCACTAACCGAGGGGGTTAGTGACTGGGACATTACCGACCTTTCCCGCCCTGTGTGACCGTCGGATCGACCTGTGGCAGCAGTGTTCGGTATCGCCCCGTCCGGAGACATGCAGCGCCTTACTCGTGCCTCTGAGGACACGCGTTTTGGCATGGATGTTCTCCGTTCGGTGGCGACCACCGTGCCGCTGCTGCAGGAGTGGCAGGAACCAGGGGCCTTCGAGGCCATCGCCGATGGTCTACTATTGGAAGTAGCCCAGGACGGCGAGGCGGTAAGGCTACCCGGTCGGTCCCGCCCCCCCGACAGGTCGAGTATTCGACGGCTGAAAGGTAAGCGGCGGAGGTCAGCCACTCGGTAGCCTTCACAGAGAAGGACCCCGAATGACCCCACTTATAAGGAGGCAGAGTTAGTCGCTGAACCGTCCCGGCGTTCTGGCCGGTTGGGTTCAGGGAA